TTTTATAAATAAAATTACCGCCTCTATCCGAGACGGTTATTTTAACAACCGAAAGGAAAGTAAAATGGTACAGTGGATTAAAGATCGAATTGCGGAACGTACATCCTGGGATGGTGGTGCTCTTATCGCTGTTGGCGTTATTGGGCTCTTCTTCTCAGCAATCATTCCAATGAATCTTATTTGTTGGGCAGCAATTGTATGGGGTGTAATTACCACACTCAAGTCTGAATAAATCCATTGACATTTTTACATTGAGGATTTAATATATAGAATGTGACGTTGAGGAGGACTCAACACTGTACAGGACGCGGGGGCAGTACCCGCCGCCTCCACCATAAGCACATTTGCTGAGTGTGTTTATGAGGGGGGCGAAACAGGATCGACTGGCAGTTATTAGGAAATCGGAGTCACAGGGTTGATCGCCTATAGATCAAACACTATAAATGCCAACGATAATGTTGCATATGAGGATTACGCCCTAGCGGCATAATTACTCTGGGTTTCGGTGGGTTCCCTGGAAACAGAATAACCCACCACACATACACACAAACACATAGGAGAATAATTATGGCCAAGAATCCATATGAAATTCGTTTCGATCTACTGACAATGGCAAAGGAAATGCTTGACCGTCAGTATGAACAGGCTTCAACCATGGCATGGGAAGCAATGACCAAGGCTATGGAGAGCAATCAGGAAATCTATAAGGACGTTGAAAAGTACGTTCCTAAGATGTTCACTCCTGAGGAGATCATTGCTCAGGCAGAAAAGCTTCAGTCATTTATAAATAAAAAGGACTGAGAGTCAGTTCGGGTTGCGCCGTAATACGCACGCGGGGAGCCAACGGTCAGCTCCCCATTCTTTCAATAACAAGGAATAATTCAATGACAAAGACAATCGTTACCCTCGCAGCTGTGCTAGGGTTATCAACTGCAGCATATGCAGGAGACCCTGTAAAACTAACCCCAGCACCTTCTATGATGGATAAGATTGATTTGGCATTTGTAACTGACACTGAATATAATATTGATACTGAAAAGGCACAGACCGAGTTCGGCATTGAAGCTGGTATTTCCGGTTTCTCTTTATCGGCCAAGCCAACCATGGATTGGGACGCCAGCGACATCAATAATGTTGCCTTCGGCGCTCAGTATGATATTAACGTTATGGATCGTTTGACCGTATCACCTTACGGTGAATACAATGTCAATAAGGACTTCGAGGAAGTCTCTAAGATCGTTGGTGTTAAAACACGTATTCAGTTTTAACAGTCAGGTTTGTCGCTTAATAGACACGCGGGGAGCCAACGGTCAGCTCCCCATTTTTTTGTTTACATTCCATGCAGGTTATGTTAGTATAACATTATGGAACAAGCACTCGCAAAATTACTCTTAGGCGTATTGTTGGTTGGCGGTAGCGGCACAGCAAGCGCATCAAATCAGGAAGTCTCCTGTCTCGCTCTGAACATTTATCACGAGGCGAGGAGTCAATCCATTGCTGGTCAGATTGCGGTCGGCCAGGTCACACTCAACCGAGTTAAAGATTCTCGTTTCCCAGATACAGTCTGCGATGTGGTGATGGAAGGCCCACATAGAGCATCATGGTCTGGTTCTGGTGAAATGATACCCATCCGTAATCGCTGCCAGTTTTCCTGGTACTGTGATGGTAAATCGGATAAGATTCATAACGAGGATAAGTATCGTACCATTTATCGTCTAGCCCGTATGTTGTTGAATCAAGATATGATTGACATTACAACTGGTGCGACACACTACCATGCTTACTACGTGTCACCATCATGGGCAAAAACCAAAACACGTACTACAAAAATCGAAGATCATATATTCTATAAATGGGAAAAATAAATGCTTAATACAAGTTCGTTTTCTATGATTATTGAAGAACTGGCTTGTGATCTTAAAATTCCATACATGGATGCAGTTGTCCATTATTGCGAACGAAACGATATGGAAATTGAGGTTGCAGCGAAACTACTCAATTCAAAAATTAAACAATCCATCGCCTCTGAAGCAAGCGATCTGAATATGATGAAGGAAAAGATTAATAAACTGCCGGTATGATATGTACGATGTAGCCGAAGGCTTTGATGCCTATAAAACTTATCTAGCACTCAAGCAACACTTTACCAGTGATTATGATTACTTTAAATACAATGGTAAGGTTCGTGCCAATGTGGATTCTTTTTTAAAAAGAAGAGATAAGTTCTTTTTTCGAAAGCTTTCAAAGAAGTATACCAAGGATGAATTAGTAAATTTCTTTGTGAGTAATTTTATCGTAAGTGATAACTGGATTGGTAATCTTATTTCACAGGAAAGTGAGGATAACTATGTTCAATTTAAAAAGCGCATGGAATCTCTTGGCTATAGTGTTCGTAACGAGCTACATTTTTTGTTTGATTACTGCCGGGATAGGGATCTTGACTTTAATAAATTATTATTGGTAGAGGATGGCAATCATCCTTTGCTACTGAAGCTCTGGCTTCAAAAGAAGGTCAGTATCGAGACTGTTATTATCATGGATGATATATTGAGGTTTACTCGATACTGGGATGCTAAACTAGATGATATAGTTTGGGAGGAAAAGAAAAGACTGATTTCGAAGTACCGTAAATTTCTCAATTACGATTTATTTCACTATCGTAAGATGATTAAGGAGATAATCCATGAATCTTGAATTAGAAAAATACGAAGGCGAATTACGCCACCTCAGAGAAAGAGTTAAAGAACTAGAAATCGACATCAGCTATTTAAAGAGGGAGAAATCAGAACTTGGTATTTTAACTTATGATGAATTAACCGTGCAACAGGATAAACTTTGGTAAGAAATCTATTTACTTTTCCTCCCAGCTATGGTATAAATAAACTACTATATGATGGTTATGTGGACAAGCAATATACAAACTTATACGGAGACATACAATGAATACTTCTTTCGCAGATCTTAAGCGCTCACGCAAGTCACTTTACGACAAGATCGTAACAGAAACCAATAAGATTCAGTCTGGTGGAAACCAGGGTGGAGCCGATACTCGGTTCTGGCAGCCTGAGGTAGACAAGGCTGGTAATGGTTATGCCGTTATCCGTTTCCTCCCGGCGCCTAAGGGTGAGGACCTTCCTTGGGTTCGCCTGTTCTCTCATGGTTTCCAGGGACCAGGCGGCTGGTACATTGAGAACTCACTGACAACTCTTAATGAAAAGGATCCTGTCGGTGAATATAACTCAACGCTCTGGAATCGTGGTGATGAGGCTGGCAAGGAACAGGCACGTAAGCAGAAGCGTCGTCTGAACTACATTTCAAACATCTATGTTGTAAAGGATCCATCTAATCCTCAGAACGAGGGTAAGGTATTCCTGTACAAGTTCGGCAAGAAGATCTTTGACAAGATCAATGATCTCATGAATCCAGAGTTTGAGGATGAGGCAGCAATCAATCCATTTGATTTCTGGGAAGGTGCAAACTTCAAGATGAAGATTCGGAATGTTGAGGGTTACCGCAACTATGACAAGTCCGAGTTTGACTCTGTGTCTGCTCTTCTTGACGAAGATGATGAGCTAGAGAGGATCTGGGGTACACAGTATTCCCTACAGGAATTTCTCGATCGGAAGAACTTCAAGTCATTTGCAGAACTTCAGACAAAGCTCAATCGAGTACTTGGTGCTACTGCGGTATCATCTACCGCTGAGGAAGTCGATGAGGATGTGTTTAGTGAACCTCATCAGACTGCCGCCCCGAAGGCTGAAGAAACCGAGACGCCTTGGAGCGAAGAGTCATCTGATGACAGCCTAGACTTCTTTAAGCAAATGGCCGAAGATGATTAATTAAAAAGTGCAATGCTTTTTAGGGGGAGGTCCATAGGGCCTCCCTTTTTTATAGCCTCTTAAAAAGTAGTGTCGTACATACCACCACGGATCTGTCGTGGTCGACGGGCAGAAATACCACCACCACCTCCGCCGCTAGAATTGTTTACATTATTCACCGTTGTCGATTGATTATTATTTGTAGGTGCT